GTATGATTTAAATACTGCTGTTAATGGTAAACCAGGTTTAGCGTATGTAGATAAAATGCCTAGAAATACAAGTGCTGGATTTCCTTTTAACAAATCTAAGAAATATTTTTTGGAGAAAGTTGATCCTTTTGATGATTTTCAGCATCCTGTTAAAATAACTTGTGAAATAGAAGATGATATGGACCGTATGATTAAAAACTATGAGAAAAATATCATGAATTGTCCAGTCTTCACTGGTTCATTAAAAGATGAACCTCTTCCTTTTAGCAAAATTGAAGATGAGGCCACGAGAGTATTTTGCGGTGCACCTATGTCGTGGAGTATTTTAGTACGTATGTATTTTCTGCCTATTGTGCGTCTTGTTCAGAAAAATAGATTTCTATTTGAATCTGGACCAGGTACTATTGCCCAATCTAAAGAGTGGGATGATATATATGAGTATCTTGTACAATTTGGTATTGATAGAATTGTTGCTGGAGATTATAGAAAATTCGATAAACGTATGCCAGCAGCTGTTATTCTTGAAGCATTTGATCTTCTTATATCAATATGTAGAGCTGCTGGTTACTCTGATAGAGACATATGTGTTTGTCTTGGTATAGCCTACGATACTGCCTTTCCAACAATAGATTTCAATGGTGAATTATTGCGTATATTTGGATCAAATCCTTCCGGACATCCTCTAACCGTAATCATTAATGGAATTGCAAATTGTTTGTACGTTAGATATTGCTATGCAACTAATCACCCACTACGCACTTGTTGTGATTTTAAATCCAATGTTGCTCTTATGACATATGGCGATGATATGATCATGGGTGTTAATAGAAGATGTACTTGGTTAGATCATACTAAGATGCAACAAGTTTTGGCTAGTATTGGAATTGGTTTTACTATGGCAGATAAAACTGCTCCTAGCATACCTTTTATCAATATAAATGAAGCTTCATTTCTCAAAAGAACTTGGAGATATGAACCAGAGCTTGGTCTACGAGTTTGTCCTATAGATCATGATTCCATAAATAAAATGCTAACCATGTGTGTTGCTTCTAAAACTGTAAGTCCTGAATTACAAGGGGTTGCTGTCTTAGATACAGCCACTAGAGAATATTTCTGGTATGGTAAGGAAATATTTGAAGAAAAGAGGAAACTCTTCAATAAATTTATAGAAGAATTGGGTTTAGAGCCATATCTTGAACGCAATTTGCCAACTTGGTCACAACTAGTTAGTGAATTTAATACTAATTCTAATTTGAGATCAAACAAATCGGGTCCTGCACTACCCGAACCCAAAGTGCAGAACGGGTGCTCTGCACCCAACCTGATTGTGGCCTAACTAGCCATGATCTTGTACAAAATGTTAACGAAGATAAGGAAACCGCACATCATGGGATGTGCCAAAGTTGCGTTGCAGAACTAGATCTACAACAGTGTGTGTCTCACTCAGAGACATATGAATCTCCGATTCATTATACTTCTCCCCCTTCCTCACCTTATTATAGTGATCCTGAATCTACTTATGATTCAGATGATGACTATCCTTTGCTATACGATGGTATTTTTATGCGTATGGAATCTGATGAGAGCGAATTTTCAATGCCCTCTACAGAAGCTCCAGACACTACTTCTGTTACTGTGGCAGAGTTTCTAGATGAGACCCCTGGT